TCCGCCCTTGCCGTAAACGAATTCAACTTTGCTCATGCGAAAAATCCTCAAATTTAGCCGGAGTATATCAGAACAGCGCTTCCTGTCCCGCGCGATATGAAAACGCCGGCGTGCCTGTATTATTCACGGTTCGCAAGCGTGCGTAGTACCCGGCCGGGATGAAACCGGAAACCACTGTGGTCTGCGGCTGAACGCCTTGAAGGGCGATCGCAAGCGTATAGGTCTGGCCAACCCCGGCGACCGATAAAGTCTGCACGTTGGTAGTGAACCCGGAATTACTGGCAATCTCCAATACGACGTCGCCGTTTTGACCGCCTGAGATACTGGCGGTCACTGTGATCTGAACGCTATAGCTAACCCAACTGTCACGGGTTGCACTAACCTGGAACGCGGTGTTAAGCGCTCGGGTTGCTGCCGACTGACTGGCATTGGTTCCGGCCGTGACACGACCTTGAGCGTCGGTTGTGACAGCAGAATAGGTGCCTGCGGTTCCGGTGTTAGGCAGGCTGATCGTTCCGGACGTGGTGATAACGCCGCCACTCAGCCCCGTTCCTGCCGTCACGCTGGTTACCGTGCCGCTTGTGAGAGCTGGTTTATTCAGGATCTGGGCAGCGCCGGATACCGCGTTCCAGTCACTGTTCACTTGGGCGGCGGGAATAGTGGGTTTTCCGGATAAGTCGGCATACGCACCGGAAGTGGCAACGGTGGCCAACGCAGGCTTATTGATCAGCTGGGAAACTCCGGAGGTTGCGTTCCAGTCCGTGTTTATTTGAGCTGCCGGAATAGTTGGGAACGTCGCGACGGATCCGTCGCCCCTCAGATATTGGGCTGAGCTACCCGTCGGAGCTGCAAACTTTCCGTCCAATGTAGTTTGCAAACCTGTGGTTTGACTAATCGGGAAGGCCGGGAGCCGAGCCAGTGCGATCGTGCCGCTCACAATATCGCCTGCGGCATGCGTATGGGCTGTGGGAGCGAACGTCAAAGGTATGCCTGTTAAATCCCCGTAAGCCCCTGAAAACAAAGCAGGCTTATTCAGAATTGCCGCGGGAGCGAGAGTCGCGTTCCAGTCGCTTTGAACTTGAGCGGCTGGAATTGTTGGTCGCCCTGACAAGTCGGAATATGCGCCGCTTGTGGCTACAGCGGCCAGTGTAGGCTTGTTCAAGATCTGCGAGGTTCCAGACGCAGACAACCAGTTTGCCTGCTCCACCCCTGTCAAGTTTGTACCGTTGAGAACCAGGCCGCCCGCCGGTGTTACCCACTGTGGGAGCAATGTCGAGGCGTTGTACATCAGCAGCCCGTTCGCCGGGGAACTGGCCATCAAACGAGTAACCCACCCGTTATTGGTGGCGTTACGTTGCTCCACCGCCACGTCGTAAGCCGCTCCGTGCGCGAAACTGCTGACCAACATCAGTACGAAAATAAATCGTTTCATCCTACAGTCCTCACCCATTCGTCAGTGCCGATATTCTGCAGCGCAAAAGCGTCCCCTTCGAAAAACTCAGTCGGCGGGTTATTGACGATGCTTGGCGGCTGGAAAGTTACAGACGTGACGTCGATCATTGAAACGATTCGGGTGATTTGCCCGTCCCGTTGATTTGCCCCGGTCGGTAGCTGAATGACAAGTGAAGCGATCGGCCCCGTCCCGCTGATCACCACGATTCCGTTTTGCTTATTCTGCAAAACCGTCAGGGTTGAACCGCTGACCGGAGTTTCGCGCTGCACAAAAGAGGCTGCGAATTCGCCAGCTTGGGCTGTTGTGGCTATTCGCTTTAGCACGTCGTTCGTCAGTGTTCGGCTCGGTACGCCAGCCGGTGGCACTGCTGCATCAATTTCACCCGGAGTAGGGTTTGCCATCTTGTCAGCTCCACTCTGTAGGCCCGTCCCATGGCGTGGCCTCGTCCCAAAGAATCAACACCGAATCGTCGCACTCGTCGTTGATGAAACAGATCCTGCGAATTGCTCCGAAGAAACTTTTCATGGCGGTATTCCATTAAAAGAAAAGGCCCCGTAGGGCCTTTCCGATTCACTCAGCGTAGCTTATTAACCGCCCCAGTTCACGCCAGTCAGGTACGCAACACCGGAGGTGCGGCGACGAGCCCAGTTAATGAAACGTTCGGCCAGGAACGCGGTGCTGTTGGTCTGGAACATCGAAACCATGGTGGTCGGCGTACCGGTTGCCGAGTTGTTGGTTGGGTTGTCCAGCATTTGCAGCGACGCTTCACGGGACGAATCGATGGTCACTTGACCGTCGTCAGCCAGCCAGATGTCCGACGCGTTCACCAGAACGACCATGCCGCCAGCCGAAGTCACTGGCAGGTAATCGGAGACGACTACCGGAACACCCATGAACGTACCGCCGTTCAAGGTGAGGCCCGGGAATTCCGATTGTCCCAGTGGGTTCTGCATCAGGCTCAGCGCCAGAGCAGTGGTCGAGTCCATGATGTACACGGCGTTACGCGGAGCGTTACGCGCGGCGATGAACGGAGCCCACAGTGCTTGGATATCGGCGCGGACGTCGTCAGCAGTGGAACCGCTGGATGCGATGGCGGTCGCACCGTTGGTGATCGAAGCCGGCGAAACGTTGGCAACGGCGGTTTTGTTCGGATCGATGAAGTCGATATCCGCACGCTCGATCACTGCACCGGCCAGGCCGTCACGAACCAGGCGTTCGGCGGAAGGGTTACTGAAACGGATCAGTTCGTTGGTGATCACGGCGATGGTGGCGATCTTGTTCCAGCGCAGTTCGGTTGCGGTGAAGTCGAACTGGGTCAGAGGCTTCGGCGCACCTTCACCTACCCAGTAAGCCTGGCCGCCGGAGGTCTGGCCGTTGATGCGAACGTTAAACGGGATTCGATTCAGCGACGGAACGCCACCTTGCCCGAACTGGCCGAGGATGGTACGAGGGCGCAGATACTCGACGAAGTCACCGGCGAAGTTCTGGTAGTCGACCAGTGGGGCTGCCCAGGTCGGATCCAGAGTGGTACCGGCTTCGACGGTCGCTTTCATCAGGCCCGACATTTTCTGGCCACGCGCTTCCAGTTCCAGGGTTTTCACCATACCCGGGTGCTGCGGATAGTGGATCTTGGCCAATTCGGTAGCCATGGCCGGGTTACCCTGCGAAGCCATTTTGCACATGGCGTAACGGGCGAACAGGATGCCAGGTTCCAGCTTCTCGGTGTTTTTCGCTACGGCCGGGATGCGCTCACGCTGACCGGTAACGTCGACCACTGGTGCCGCCTTGGCGATGTTGAGGGCTTCCATGTTTTCCAGGTCTTTGATCTCGCGGTCAATCGCTTTGATTTGATCGGAAGCGTTGTCGAACTCTTCCTGTTCAGCAGCGTCCTTGGAACGGCTTTCGTCCATGGCCTTTTGCTGGATGGCTTCCATCGCGGCGACTTGCGTAGCGCGAGTCTCTTTGAAGGATTTGATTTGCTCTGCGTAGTTCATGTCTTGGCCCTCCTCGGGCTTCGGGGTAACGGTCAGTTTTTTCGCAACATGTGCCGAAGCGCCGGCGGGTTTGCCAATTCGTACGGAACGATTTGCGTGTTGCCCTGACGCGGGCGGCAAACCGGTGTCGAACGATTTGACGGTGTTAATTGTCGCTTGAGCATTTGCCGGGATTGTCACGGCAGACAGCTCGAAAACTTCAGTGCGGATATATCGAACACCCCAGCTTCCGCTGATCTGTTCCGATTCCAGGGATCGGAAACCAATCGATACTGCTCGAACCAGTCCGGACTTAATGGACTGCCATGCCTCTTCGATACGGTCTCGCAGTTTTCCCTCTTCCTCGATCATCGGGAGTGTCGCGGTAAATGGAACACCTTTTGCGGTGGGCTTGCCGAACTCAACCAAGCCAATGGGCTTATCGTGTTCATGCTGCCAAAGCAACGGGAGCGGGTTCTTGAACGTTACACCCAAGCTCTCGACAACATCGCCGACCCGATCGACCGCAGGAGTTGTGGCCATACCGGTGATCGTCCGGGTTTCCTCGGAAACGGCTTTGACCTCAAGAAAACTGTAGGCTCTGTTCATGTATACAGCTCCGGTAAATTACGCGCATTAAAACCCATGCGTCTCACAAAAACAACATCGTAAATTTCTTGTGCGCTGCCGGTGGGTTCAGCGCCATCAGCGACACAGCGTTGAACAGCGCCATCACCGGGTCGATCTTGGCGCTGCCGGATGCAGCCTTGGTGATCAGAATCGAGTTTGCCCGCGGTTCCACACGGCAGTTGCTAACCGACCAGTTCATCAGCGGCTGCACAGCGTGTTCCATGTCACCGGCGGCCAGTCGTCGTTCCGCAGTCTTGATTGCACCGCCGAGTTTCCAGCCTTGGCTGATGCCTACGATTCGATCCTCGGGAATTTCCCGGGCCACGAGTTCGTCGAAAATCGCACCGATGCCGACGGGGTCGACCCCGATCTTATCCAGCAGGCCCCATTCGTAAATCTGTTCGACGATGTCGCAAACTTCGGTCACGTCGTCGCCGATGCGTTTCACCAGCACCAGGTCGCCGTCGCGGCTGAAGTCTTCCATCTTGGACGCTTCCTTCAGGTTGCGCTGCAGTGCCGATGGATGCGCCCACGCCTTTGACCACGAGTACCATTTTCCGCCGCCGGTTGCGCGCCCCACGATCGACAGGCCGAGCAAGTCGTCCAGGCCGCCGCCGTCGATGCCGACGGAGATAACCTCGCACATGTCGCGCATGGCCTGAAATGTGATCAGCGGATTATTCTGCGCCAGCCAGAAATCAGCCGCGGCCCACCGATCCGTGCGCAGCGCCATGCCGATTTCGATGTTCAGATATTTCGAAAGCACGATCAGCATTTCGTGCGGCCCGGTCTCCCGCGCGCGGCGGATTTCCCGCTCGATGAATTCGATACTGGCCGACTTTCCCAGGTTCGGGTTCGTCATGTGGAAGTTGGCTGGGTCGAGATACGCTTCGCTCTCGATCATGTGTTTCGGGAATTCGTAGAGAATCGGCAGGAACTGCGGATCAACGATTTCACCGTCACGAACTTTCCGGGCGTACATGAGCTTCGACGCGAACACGCCGGCCGGGGGTTCATCGGACTGGGTCGTCAAGTACAGCACGAAACCTTCGGGACGGGAAGCCAGACCGCCGGTGGCCTCCAGCAGCATCTTGGCCGCGTTGGGGTTCTTCCCGAATAAGTGGATCTCGTCGACCAGTACCA